AGAAATCTGTCGTAAATGCCGCGAGGGGAGCAAAAACGCTGGACGCGTACGGAAGTGATTCGTTTGCGATAGCCGCCAGGTTCACTCCGGCGATGGTATTAGTAGCCATGGTATTGGTTTAGTGGGGTTTAGTTGCGGAGTATGTCGCGGTGCTTGAGGTAAAAAGCGTTGCGCGCTTCGACGGGCAAAGCGTTGTACTCGGCCCAGAGTTCTTTTTGTGTGCGCTGCTGCACCGGTTCGGAGGCAACGGCCACAGGCGGCACGCCGATTGCAGCCATCGCCTCGGTCACGCGCATTTCGGCAGCCTGCGCTGCTTGGCTCAATTCGGCGTTGCGCGCCTCAAGGGCTGTCACAGCGTCCAGCAGCTCCACGCGCTGCGCTTCGACGTTTTCAGCGCGGCCGATCTGTTCGTTCAACAGCGCGGTCGCTGCGGTCAGTTCCGCGGCAAGGCGGACATTTTCTTCCTGCGCAGACCGAAGCGCCGTCAGCGCCTCGGTGATCGTCTTCGGGCCTTCAATCATGATGCCCTTTTCGGGCTGTCAACTGAGCTGCGTTTCGAGAAACGCCATTGCTTCATCCTCTAACGCGATTTTGTCGATGAGGTTGTTTGCCAACGCCCGGGGCGCAAGAAATGCCTGCCCGCGCATGGCGTCCGCGCTTACCAATCGGCGGCGAAGCACGTTTCCGCGGAACTGTTCAAACGCATCCTGCACGTACTGCTCAAGCGAAGCGCGTTGGTCCGGCGTCAAGGATGGCCCGTGCATCGCTGCTTTGAGGTCGCCTTCGGCGTTTGTAATCGGCTGCCAGTCCATGCCCTCCGCGGCCCACATGGCCGACTGGTCGACCCACGGGATGATGGTTCCAATGCTGCCCCAAGTGGACGACGGCGTTCCGAAAGCCCAGTCGGCGCTAACTGCGATGTTGTACGCCGCGCTGCACGCGAGGTCGTCCGAAAACGCAAGGACCGGGATTGGGCACGCCTGCACGGCCTCGGCGATTTCTGCGTTGCCGACCACAGTTCCGCCTGGGGAGGAAATTTCTAAAAAAATTCCGCGGGCACCCTCTTCGACTGCGCTTTCGATTTCATCGGCGATGTCTTCGTAGTCTGAATTTCCGCAACTTTTTTCAATCACGGACAACCCTTTGCCGAGCACGCCGCACACGTGGATTTTGGCAATCCCCGACGGCAGGATTTCCATCTCTTCGCGCGGGTTGGCAAACACCTCCGCCCCGGGCATGCCGTCAGCGCGGACCATTGCATTTTTCACCACGCGCGCCACCGCAGCGTGCCCCTCGGCGGTGATAAACCACGGGCGGAAGAAAACCTGCTCGAAAACGCGTTGGAACCTCATAGTGCGGGAATCTCGGTCGGTGCTGGGGCGGGCGCTGCGGCCATCGGAACGCCGGGAATCACGCGGAATGCCGACTCTGGCAGCCCGCTGCGTTCCATGCGCGTGCGAATTTCGATTTCTTCGCGCTCGCGTTCGTCGAGGTGGTCCCCCAACGTGCGGCCACCCTCAGCAAGAATCTCGGTGAGCGTGCGCATTCCTAGTTTGTAGGCCTCGCGCGCGTCTGCGTTGGCGTACCCGGCATCGACGGTAACCGTTGGGGGTGTTGTAAACCCCCACTTGAGGCTGCCCCCGAGGTCCGTCCCGCGGTACGGCGGAAGGATGCCCAGCTTGACGGCTTTGCTCACCGCGTAGCCGACTCGCCGGCGCGCTGCGGGGCGTAGGAGGTCCTGTCGGTCCTGCACGGTGCGGTTAACTTTTGCCACCATTGCGCGGACGCTGGCGCCCCCAAGTTTTGATGCGTCCCAGAAAAACTCGTACGGCAGGCCGGCACCGTGCAGGGCGTTGCGTAGGAGTCGTTCCATCAGGCTGTTTGTCGCTTCGCTTGGCACTTCGCTTTTGAGCTGTTCCAGCTTTGCGCCGCTGTTGGCGCGGAAATAGCGCACGGTGCCCCCGAAGATTTCCTCCCCAACCAGCCCCTGCTGCGTCGGGCCTGGCCGCTGCAATTGCATCACCGGGTCCGACAAATCTGCAACGCCGAGTTCGTTGTGCTCGATTAGCCCGATGGCCGCGGCTAGTTTAGCGGCTTGGCGCACGTAGTCCTGCATCGTCATCAGGTCGCGCAGGTCGAGGATCGCGCTCGTAAACGCAGGCAGCCCTCGCGTCTGGTCCGGTGCCACCGGTTCGCGGAGGAAATCCATGTTGCGTGCGCTGATGTCCCGGTCTTCCTCTGGCGTGCGCCCCAACACGCGGAACCCAATTGGGCGCCCGTACTCGTTTACGATTACGCCGTTGTGCTGCCGATAGCCGCGAAACGGCCCGGCCTCCACCGTTGGCTTGTTGTCGCGGCTGCCAATTGCGTGCCAGGGTATCTGCTGGAACTGCGGGTACCCGTCGCGCGCTTCGGTGTACAAACAAAAGACGTCCCCGTCGCGGTCTACGCTTAAGCTGTCGAGGTAGAGCGCCGTTTGGAAATCCATCCCGTTAACGTGGCTCACCCCATAGAATTGCGACACCAGCCAATCAGTGGCGGCGCGCCCCCATTCTTTGTCCTCACCCTCAAACCGCGGCAGCCAGGAACGCCCCACCACGTAAGTCGACTTTTCTTGAAGCGCCCCCTGCGCTGGCCCGAAATTCCAGAACAGTTTTTGAGACGCGTTGACGATCGTCCGCCATTCGCCGACATCAATGTTTTTGTCGAGCGGCTGCGCGTAGTTGCCTAACAGGGGCCTCTGCGCCCAGTACCCGCCGTTTGCCAGCCGCAATTGGTTAGGCCCGCCAGTGGCAAACCCGAGACTGGCTTTGATGCGTTGCAAAAAGTTGCGGACCATATCAGTTGAACATTGCCTGCGTGCGGGTCACCGGCCGACAGATGCCGCGCGCTTTGTGGTCAAGGGCGAGCTGCGCCATCGCTAAAATCTGGAGCTTCGACAGCATCCCCGGCGCGGAAAACGAAAAGCTGGACCCGTTGACCGTGCTGGAAATTAGCGTGCCCTCGCCCGCGCTTACCGCGTCAAAAGTTGAATCCCGCAGGTTTCGCAAAAACGCCACGTCCTGTTGCAAAAAAACGTTGAGAATTACGGAAGTTGCGGCGTCCACGTAAACCGCGGCATGTCAATCACTCGTCCCGGTTGTCAATCTGGCCGAGGATGCGGAAATACGCCGCAGCGACAAGCTGCATTGCCTCGCAGTCCCACAAATGGTTGTGCCGCTTCACCAGCACGTAGCGCTGTTTTACCTGCTTCGTCACTCGGTCCACGGTGTCCCGCTTCACCTCGCTGTTCATGTGCGCCGTCCAGTCGGTAGACACGTCCCGCGGGTGTTCCCACAGGGGCGCCCCTTGCGCGCGCAGCCGGACAAGCTGGTCTTTTATGGGTTCATTCGCCCAGTTAATAAGTTTGCACGTGTGCCCGCGCGGCGACCGCACTGGCCGCGGTTCCGAAAACGCCCGTTGATGCCGCCGGCGCCCGGTGCCGATCCAAAAAAAGTCATCTCCGCGGCCCATCATCGCGTTCCATCCGTGCTGCCCACACTCATCGTAAACGTTCCCGGTGCTGTACCCGGCGTCCTGAAAAACGCAAAAGTCCTCCACCTTTAAACGCTCCTGGGTGTCGCGGATGCTTTCAATAGTCAGCACTTTCCCCTCCCAAACCAACCGGCTCGATCCGTCGGCGCGCCATGCGCGGCACAAAACCCACCAGTGATCCTGCTGCCGGTCGATGGTTAAAAACCGGCGCACTTCCCCCTCGATCCGCTGCCCGTCGATTAAGTCGGCTTTGAGGTAATCTGCCCCGCGCAGCTCTACCGGCGGCGCGTCGTTCTCCTGCTTCCAAACTTCCGCTAATCGCTTCTGCACAAACTGGCGCAGCGCGGACAAATCACCGGCTTTTTTTAAAATCTGCGCTTTGACCCACTCGACAACAAGCGTCCCCCACGGGATCCAGTACACGCCAAGGGCGCTGTAGTGAAACGACACGCGCCCGGAAAGCCCGTTGCTCGGCATGCGCTCGTAACGCCCCGCGGTGGCCATAGCTCGCCGCTCCTGCGCCGTGTCGCGCGTGACGTGCCCGCACTCCGGGCATTCATGCCGCGCCGAGGATGCCAGCCGCTCCCAATCGGGCGTGCCGTCCTCGAGCGTGGCGTCCTCCCATTTGATGCTCGACCACACCAACCGATGCCACACGCCGCAGCCAGCGCACACGGTCCCCCAGCACCGCAGCTCGCCGGATTCAAAAAACGCTTCGGCTTCGTGCGTGTCGTCCCAGCCCTGCGACACGCCGATTACCACCGAGTTCCAGCGGTCGTGCGTGCGCCGTTGAGCCTCGCCGATCATGCCGGGGCGCCAGCGCCACAGCTCGTCCATCCAAACGTACCGCATGGATTTTTCTTGGAGGCTGCTAAGATTAGCGCCCGCGATGAAAAGCGGCATGTGCGGAAAAAGGATCGACGTCTTCCTTTTTTGGTGCCGGTCCCGCGGAAACAGCGCCGCGGTTTTTTTGCACCCCTGCAGCACGGGTAAAAGCCGCGTTTCGGCAAAATCTTTCGCCATGTCATCACTTTGCCCAACCAACAACATCCCGCCCGGAGCCTCCGCCACCACGTAAGCCACAAGCAGCTCCAGAAGAGTGGTCTTCCCCCCGCCCACCGGGGCGCGGATTGCAATCTGGCGATGCGCCCCCGCGGTGAACGTCTGAATGATTTCGTTCAGCCAGGGAGTGACCGCTCGGTCAAACAGCGTCGCCCGGGCGGAATGCGGCAGCGTTACGTTTGCCTCGAGCCAGTCGAGGGGGTCCCCCCGAAAGCGCGCTTGGAACCCGGAAAGGAACCCGTCAAGGACCGGGGCGCGGGGCTTCCTCGAGTTCGTCGGGTTGTCTGACATCGAGGAGAGATTCCAATTGACCACGGATTTTTTCGATAAGGGAATCAAGTCGCACTA